AGCTGCGCGGCCTGCTGTTTCGATTGCGCGTCCAGTACAGGCGTGAGTTGTTGTAGACCGACCAGCAGATCAGCGCCCGACAAACCCTGATCCTGAAGTACCTTTACTGCGCCCTGAAGCGACAGCGGGCCGCCCTGCCCTTGCTGCGGAGCGGTTGCGGCAGCCTGAGCCGGCGGCGCGGGTATCGCGCCTTGCGGCGCCATCGATTGCGGAGGCGTGGTTGGCATCGGGCGGAAAGGCGGCAACGGCTGCTGCGGTCCTGCACCCTGCGGAACACCGCCGGGAGGCAACGGAGGTTGCGCGCCACCCGGCGCCGGACCCATACCGGGCATCGGCGCGCCTTGAGGCGGTTGCATAGGCTGCGAAGCCTGACCGGGAGCCGGAGGCTGCGGAGGGGGCGGCATTTGCCCCTGCTGCGGCTGTGCGGCTACCTGACCGCTTTGCAGAAGTTGCGGCAAGGCATTGCCGGCAGCGGCTTGCGCTGCCTGCTGACGCTGTCTGTCGGCCTGTTGCTGTTGGAACAACGAAAGCTGCATCTGCTGCTGCTGACGCGCCTGCTCCTGCTCCTGCAACTGCCCCTGGTACTGGATGAAGTAGGGAAGCCCCGCGATTCCTGCCATGTTGCCTCCTTACATCGTAAAGCCGTAGCTATTGCCGCCACCGCTGTAATAGGGACTGGAGTTGAATGCGCCGCTGAAGTCGCCGCCGCCGAATGATCCGGTAGTACCACCGAACAGGTTACCCCAGCTGCCTGCGTTCTGGTACGCGCTGCCGAGACCTTGTACGCCTTGCCCGATTGCCTGACCGCCGAGCGCGCCAGCGGCACCAGCGGCCTGCGCCTGGTTCTGGTAAGCCACCTGTTGCGCACCCTGCCCCTGGTTCGCGTACGGAATGTACTGATTCTGGATCGCCTGACCCGGGCCGTACACGTTCTGGTTCAGGAACTGACCGAATTGCCCCGCCAGTTGCCCTTGATTGGCGGCAATATCCTGCGCGGTCTGGTACGGCAACTGCCCGCCCTGAAGCGTGTAACCCGCCCCCGCGCCGCCGAGTGCGCCGCCCTGCGCCGCCGCCTGCCCGGCGGCGCCCGCCGCCTGCCCGTAACCTTGCAAACCCGCTAGCTGCCTTTGCAGTTGCTGGTTCTGCCAGTCGATATTGAAGTTACCAAGTGCCTGGTTCGCAACACCCGCGCCGGCAGCGCTGGACCCGAGCCCGTACATGCTGTTTGTGGCGCCCGTCTGGTCCTGCAATTGCTGGATTGACCGGTTGTAAAGCGCGCTCTGCGGATCGAGCGCGGTCTGATACGCCTGTGCGCCCGCGTTCAGCAGATTCTGTTGCTGCCCAAACTGGATACCGGCGGCATTGTTCAGTTGTTGCCCAAGGTAGCCATACTGGGCGCCCGCCTGGTTGGCGGCGTTCTGCACCTGCGGGCCGTACTGCTGGCCCGCCTGAATGCCTTGCCAGAGCGAATTCAACCCGTACTGGTCGAGGTCATACCCCATGTACTTGTTGTAGTTCTGGTTCTGGATACCCTGCCACTGCTGGTCGGCGGGCTGCAAACCCGTAGGCACATAGTACCCGCCTCCTCCACCTGAACCGCCGGAAGGAGATGGCGAAATAGCGCTCGAAATAGCTGAACCTGCGACCGATGCGGCGACTCCCGCTGCGACTCCCCAAGGCATGATTTACTCCTTATCGATGTCCGGGTCCGCTATCGCTTCCGAGTGAATGCAGAGCCAGGTGATGTCTGTTAATGCCTGAATGCGGTGTTTCTTGCCCGCCTTGATTTCCAGCATGCAAGGGCCGTCGATAACCCGCAATTCGCCATCCACTTCCACCAGCGCGCGGCCCGCGCCGAGATAGCTCAAGTGGTCGTAGTCGTGCGTGTGCTTCTCGACTTCCTGACCGGCGTTCAGCGTCTGCTCGCGCGCGTACACTCCGCCGGCTGAAAAGTGATGCTTAATCATCGCTCGCACCGCAGGCAGATAATCAGCGTGATCCGGTCATCCGGACCGTCGTTCGTGACTTCGTGCTCTTTCAGGTTATCGAAGTACCAGACTTCGCCTGGCGCCATCGCAACCCGCTCTTCTTCCACGCGGTTCACGCATTGCGGATTGGACTGTAAAACCACGTACAGCTTGGTATTGTAATACTTCGCGTGCCAGCCGTCGTCCGCGTGCGGTTCGATGCGCCCGCCTGGTGGGATGCGGGTAATCATTACCCCGCCAATGCGGACCGCGCGCACGCGGTGCGCGAGATCGAACACCACCTGGTGGAGCGACGGCAGCGCGAACCATTCCGGGTAGAATTTGGCGTCGTGCTCATCGTTGAACTTCGAGTAGTCGCCCGATTCCTTGAACGGCTTTTCGTCGTTGTACCGAAGCCAGATATCGTCCATTGCCGCGTGCGGAGTCTCCGGCGCGGTCTTCCTTACCGTGTGCCGGTTCCACAGTTTCGGCTGGCGCGCGATTTCCAGAAGCATGGGCGCCGTGTCGATACCCGCTGCGATCTTTACAAGGTTCCTCATTTGCTGACGCCCTTTACGCGTTCGAATGTGTGCAGACCGCCAAGCCCTAACATACCCATGAGAACCGGCATCATCTCCGACAGGTCAGCGGGGCTCAACGTGATCGGGTGGCCGGCGAGCGTCAATCCGAGCTTCGCGATAGGCAGGCCCATCCAGTTCCATACGCAGGCCATGCCACACGCCCAGCCGATGAACGGGCGCCAGCCTGCTACGAACGTGCTTTCGTTCGATGCTTCAGCCTGATTGATCGCCATCTGCCCTTGAACCATCGTCAGGACAGCGGCCAATTGCTGCTGTTCCTGCTGCGACTTGTCCGGCCAGATGCGGGAAACAATAGTGCTTGCGAAGTCCAGTCCAGCCGTGATCGGATCTAGTGCCATGATTCGCTCCAGTAGCCGTCACCGACGCCAAGCGCGGTGCAGCACATCTTCCACAGGTTCACGCGGTCGTCATACCCGTTCAGCCCGCCGTTGATGACTTTCGTAATACCTTCGAAGTCCATCAGTTCGGCGCAGACGTTCAGACCGTGCGTATTCCAGAACCACGCAGCCGACTGCGCAGCGTTGCCGGGTTGTTCAAGCAACTCCGGATGGTCCGTCAACGGCAGAACGAGCGCATCGCTCGCGCGCTGGTAGTTCGCGCGGCCCGTGACCTGAATCAGCCCCCGGCCCCGGAACTTGAACCCGTCGCCCTTCTCGGTGTTGCCGAGGTCCGCGCGGCCTTCGTATCGCTCCTGCGCGGGCGTGGGGCCCCACAGTTCTCTTACGTAGACCAGTCGCCCGGATTCGTGACCGATCTGCGCGAGGAACGCAGCCTGGCGCTTAGGCGAATCGATCGCATAAAGCGCCATTGCCGCAGACAGCGGATCAGCCCACGTTTGCGCGCGAGCGAGAGGAATCCCAATGCAAGCGGCCAGTTCTTCTGGAATCACAGTTTGCCCGTCGCCGTCAGGATCTCCGTCACCTTGTCAGGTGTCGCCTTCGCGCCGTCGTCTACGATAGCTGTGATCTGCGACGTAAGCGTCGTCATTTGCTGCGCGCGCGTCTGGATACCAACGAGATTTTCCAGTTTCGTTGCTACGCTATCCGCGCTAGAGATTACCGCGTTGTAATCTGCTTCGATCTGATCCCAAAACGACATGATAAGACTCCTATTTAAAGAACTTTCCGAAACCGCCAGCTGCGCCGTAGGCGGCAAGCCAGAGTATGAGGTAGAAACACGCCTTCCACACCAGGGAGAGAACGCCCTTCCCGATATTAAGCTGAAAGCGCTGCGCAGCCCGTCTTTCCAGTTCATCGACTATCGCCTTGACATCGCCCTCGGTGAGCGTTCTGTTTTCCATTCCCCGGCCCTCTTTCCATGTTATGCGTATTCGTAGACTATGATTAACCCCGGCGCACCATTACCGCCTGCCCTGTCGCTTTGCGACGCACCGTTGAACGCCCCACTTCCGCCGCCGCCGCCAAACCCGATACCGTTATTGCCGACTGTGTTAACGCTGGCTACCGACGCCCCGCCCGCGCTGTACAAGGAATTGCCGCCCTGCCCGGATACCCCGATTAGTCCTGTCGTATAGGCCCACCCAGCGCCGCCTGCCTGCCCTGCCACGTTCAGGATGCTACCTGGAGTGGCTACCGTGCCGCCCGCTCCGGGATTCGTGATAGGCGACGTACCGGAGGGGCCTGTGGTTCCGCCCGCGCCACCGTTGCACACGATCAAACCCTGGAAACCAGTTGTGCCGCCGGTGTTGCCATTGCCGCCTGCCGCGCCTAATCCGCCGGGGCCGATGACGACCGCCCCGCTTACCGGGCTCGCGATCAGTCCACGCGAGTACGCACCCGCGCCGCCACCTGAACCTATCGAGAATTGTCCTACGCCAGTCGTCGGTGCGCCGCCGCCCGCGCCGCCGCCGCCCCACACTTCCACATAGGCGCGCGTCGTGCGCGCGGTAGGCGTGTAGGTTCCGGAAACGAGAAATACCTGCACGTTGATTAGCTGCGTACCGCCGATAACCGCCGTGTTCGCCAGTGCATTCGCGTTCACCTGGTTGACGATGAAATTGAAGTCGCTCATCACCTGGTTAGCGTCCGCGACCGTGCCATTTTGCAACGTAACCGGGAGAGTGCCGATGATCGCCATGATTAGCTGCCCATATTCGTGTATCCGGTGTCCTGATACCGGGCGAAGAAAGACCCGATGGACACACTGTTAGAGGAAGTCGCCATGACATCGAGCGCCATTTTCTGGAACACCAGCGGCGCAGTCCAGGGGATTGTGTACACGTGCGGAATGTTAACGCCTGTACTCCAGACCCCAGTGCCCCACAGGCCAGCGCCCCACAGAAAGCCCGTGGCCGGCGTATTGACGAACGTCGAACCGATCACATTTGTCTGATCGTTGAGCGCCGCAATATTGTAATTTACCGAGGCACCAGACGAAGACAGTTCAAGTGTCGATTCAACGACTTGCACTTCCTGCATATGGCCTGTCTTCGGAAATGAAGACGACGTTAGGTGACTCGTAAGCGGCACCCCGTTGTCTGTGTATGACGTGGTTGCGGTCGGGATCGAATCACTTTTGAACAGCGCGGCGCCGTGCGCAGCACCCGAAATAATGAACGAATCCCCCAACTGTGAAGCGCAGTCGTAGGAGAACGTATGCGGCCCCGTCCATCGGTTGCGCCGGATACCGTACCAGTAATCGTTCGTTGCCGTGGCGCCTCTCACGATGGTCGCCATGTAGATGCGATAGATGTTCCCGGAAAACCCCGCCGCGACGCGCGTAGGCTCCGTCACGTTCTGGAAAGGCTGCTGAAGATCCGCAACCCCGCCCCCTTGACCGGGCGTACTTGACAGAGGGCCTAACGTGCCGAAATAGCTCAGAACGTAAGGAGAATCGACGCCTGCAAAGAAAATCCCGTACGGTGTCTGCACCGCGCTGCGGGGCGACACGCAGCCCGTCGTCAGCGTGATGTAGTTCAGCGCCAGATTGTTTGTCGCCGTGTCGCCTGTGATTTGCCAGATACTGCCGCCCTTGAACGCGACAAGCGCAGCTTGTACGCCTGACGATGTAGTCTGGATAGGAAGACCTGACAGCGTAGTAACCAGTGTGGTGTCACCCACGGTTACGGATTGCGTTGCATTCGTCCGCGTAGTCGGGTTCAGAACGTCACTGAAGAAAAGAATGCTGCCGACCGCGAACCACGCGCGGTTGTTGTAGTTCGCGACAGCGGTAGGTACTGCCGGCAGGGCGTTCGTGGCCGTGTTAGTTGAACTCCATACGGGCGCCGCTGGCGTCGTGATGTCTATCACGCCGAAGAAATTAGTTCCCGTGCCGCTGAACCCGTTGTGGGCAACGATAATCTTTGTGCTTACCACTGCCATGACAGGTGGCGTCCACGGGCCAGTAGTTGACGGGGACAGCGGAGTGTTAGCCGCCGTCACGCCTGATATCGTAATGAAAGAGTTCGTCGCGGTATCGTACGCGAACGGTTCATCGTGGTTCGCATTGCGCGCGGTCGAAACCATGCCGTAAACCACGGTTCCGATGACGATATGCACCGACACGAAAGTCGGCGTCGTGAAACTGCCGAACGACGTTAACGGATTGCCGACTCCCGGTCGGGAAACCACGATTTCCGGGTTCCCCTGGTCAAAAACAAGATTCTGGAGTTGAGAGCACGCGCCGGGGAAGGCGTCTGTTGCGTCGAACGCGTCACAGATCCCTTTTGGCGTGAAGCGTACCGGTTGACCGTTGCGGATTGCCATACGGTCTCCTTAGTCGGTGATTTTTGTCGGTTTTAGACTGCGGTTCGAGTGGAAGCGACGCGGATCGAGGCGTACAGACTTCACAACCTGCTGTTCGTCGCCTTCCATGATGAGATGCACGCGCAGCATGTTCTGGCATTGCTGGAGGAAGCTTTCTCGCCGCGTATCGTCAGTGATGTCCATCAGGCGTGCTGCTGTCGCCTTGATGAGATAGTCCTGATCCGGGAACCACGGGACGACCGTTGAAGTCTCCGGCGCCGTGATATCAGGCTGCTTCACCATGTAGCGGTGCGTCAGCGTGATCTGACCGGATGACTGCGGATAAATGAATAGCGTGCCCGCCGAGTTCTGCGCCAATGCCGTCGTTTCATCTACCAGGATGGTCATAAATTCGTACGGGTAGTTCGCAATCGACGGGTCTTTAAACTCCTGGTCGTACTCTTCCGTACTGATCGGATTCAGGAAGTACGGCAGGTTGTTCTGTTCGAAGAACAGATCGTACGTGCGCAGATAGTTCAACGGCAGCGTGAACGGGCCGAAGTTGTTCGCCTGTACGAGAATGGATTCGGTAACGCGATTGATCTTCAGGTCGCGATGCAACCAGAGATCCTCCAGGGCCATGTTAAGCATCTGGCCGCCGATCTGCGTAAAGCCGGGGCATTTGCAGATCGCACAGGCCAGACTAACAATCTGTTGCGCCTGGAGGTAAGCCATTACGCTGCCTTTTTCACGGACGCAATCTTCGCCTGACCTTCTTCGAGCTTGGACTGAATCTGCTTGATCTGGACCGGCAGGTTGCGCATCGATGCGTCATCCTGGCTCGTGAGCTTGTGCTTTGCCTTCGAGCGCTCCAGAAGGTCAGCATACGCCTTGCGATGGTCTTCCAGCATGCGCTCCAGTGCTTCGACTTCCTTCTGAAGGACGGGCACTTCGAGAATCGCCTGCTGGCGGATCAGGGCTTCCCGGCACGTGTCCATGCGTTCGTTCAGCGACCCCAGCGATTCGGATTCGTAGACGTAACCGCTGATCGACACAGACGCACCGTTAGGCGCGGGGAGGTTGATCTGGAAATTGCCGAGAACTGCGGTCTGTTCGCTCACTTTGGTTCCTCTTATCGACGGCGGTCGCCACCGCGCAGCACGCGGTCTTGAGCCACCTTGTAGGCGTTTTCATTCGCCCCGTTGATGTTATTCTCGTGATCCCATGTGCGGGCCACGATTTCCTTGACACTGCGCAGCACGTCCGTGGTGAATTCGTACGTTGTGCCGTGGACATACTGCTGTCCATTCAGGCGGATATCGATACCCCCGCACGGTGCCAGGTCGATACGATACCACCACATATCCACGCCGTCCGACGTCTTGCGCGAGAAGCGCTCGGTGACGTTGGTCGTGAACATGGACGACTGCGCCTGTGCCGACAGACGGGCGGACTCTTCCTCTGCGATCAGCCGGCCAGCGGTTGATTTTTCCAGTTCGGCTTCCAGGGCCTTGATTCGGGCCTTGAGCTGTTCCGGCGTCTCAACTGCGGACGGCAGATCGTTTTCGAGGTTTTCATCCCCGCCTTCCGGCGGGGTGTTAGGCGTGCGCGGGGGCATTTATGCTCCTGATTACGGGGTTGTCACAGTACCGGCAGTATACCCCGGCGTGAAGGCCGAACCGGCTTCGACGCGCGCGAGGAACGCCTGATTCAGGATGATCGAGCCGTAGAACACCTTCCACGACACGACACGCGTCTGATTCAACGGGTCCGACTTGTCAGCGCCCGTCAGGTAGTGGAATTCCGGGTTCTCCAGAAGCACCTGACCGTACGAGTGGTTGCCGATAAAGATCGTCGGGAACACGCTCACGCCCGTGGCTGGAGCTGCCGGCGGTGTTTGCGCGACGCCGATACCCGTCAGCGTAACCGTCTGGTTCGGGAGCAGCTGCGTCGCCTGACCGGCCAGCGGGCCCGTGACGGGAACCCCGTTACCGATTGCCGTTGCCAGATTGCCCGGTGTGGCCGACGTGCCGATGTACACGTTGAACACGTAGTTCGGCACGTTCGGGATCACAACCGAAATCGAGCCCGTGGGGCCCGTAACGCTGATCGCGTTCGACACCTGATAAATGATCTGTTCGACCGACGTTTGTGCGGGCGATGCCGTCACGATGATCTGGTAACCGGCATTCGTTGCCAGCGTGCCGCCCGACGCCGACGCCGTACCCTGGATGGCGGCCGCGCCCGTCCAGTAAGGCATCATGTTCGATTCAACGAAGCGCGCGCCGTTGAACGGGCCGAGTTCGTTGTTGTACAGGCGGTTCACGTCGCTGTACGACCACGCGTTGACGACCGTCGTGTTCTCGCGCATGTCTTGCGCCGACAGCGGATGGATCAGCGCAACGTAATGCTGCATGACAGCCGGTGACTTCGACGGATCGCGATACGCGCCCGCTTCGATCATCATGTCTTCGCGTTCGTCGCCCATGAAGCGCGGGACGCCGTACGTCAGGAACGAACCAACGATGCGGTTCGTTTCGTGCGGGGTCATCACGTCGGTTGCGAGCAGGTTCGCGCGCGAGGCCTTGCCGTTCGCGTAGTTCACCTGCGTGGTGGCCAGAAGCGTGTTGAACGTGTTGCGTTCGAGCGTCTCCGGCAGTTGCAGGCCGACCAGTTCACAGGCTTGCTGGAACAGCGGATGCTTGATGGTCAGGTTCGCCACGTCGGTGATGATGACGCGATCACCCCATTGCTGCGCGGTCGCGCTGACCTGCTGCAGGGTCATCGCTTCGCCGGGAGGCGCAACGCCTTCCTGCAACGGCGCGAACGGCAGCGGCAGACGCTGGTAGCGCGAAGCCGTGTACGTCGTGCCCCGGTTCGTGTCCAGCTTCAGCGGTTTGCCGAACTGGTACGCGACCAGTTGGCGGCGCGCGAGCGGCTCGACTTCTTCCTGAATGTACGCTTCAACGTCCGCCGTGAAGCTGGTGGACTGGTTGGTGACGCCGGGGAACAAATACATTGGAAGTTGCCGGTACGCCATTAACGTCCATGTCCGCCCGCTATCACGCTTGTGATAGTTGACGAAGAACGAGATGATCGTTTGCAGCGTGAGGGCCCACAAGAGGCCCAGTTTCTTGAGGTATTTCATGGTTTCCTCTTCGTGGTTAAATGTTCTGATTCTCAAGACGCGCGCGAAGCTTGTCTTTGTCCGAACGCCCTGAACGGGCGGGCACATCGCTGCGCACGCCCGCTGTCTTGCCCCGGTTGACTGCCGGCGCGGAACTGGCTTTGGGCTTCGCCTTAAGCTTGCCTTCAGCAATGTCCTTGCCGAGCATCCAGTAGTACACGTCTTCGCGCGAGGCTTGCTGGCCGCGCGAGCGCGCCTTCTGGACTTCTTCTTCCACGCGCTCCGTGTACTTCGCGCGGCGCGGTTCGCTCGCAATCTTAGATTCGAAGCGCGTACGATCCGACATGTCCTGCGCCTGGAACATCGCCTGCTGCGCCTGGCGCTGCGTGTCGCGCAGCGTGCGGTTCGCCTGAATCTGCCAGCGCTCCATCTCCGACGTGTCCGGATTGCGGAGACGCTCTTCTTCGCGCTGGTGCTCCGGGTCTACTGTGGACTGACTCGAAAGCCGCGCTTCGGCAGCGAGTCGCCCGCGACGTTCGACTTCAGCTTCCAGACGAGCCAGACGCTCAGCAGAATCATCGCGGCGCGATGTGGCCCGTGCAGGAGGATCGTCAGGCAGGTCATCAGCAGGCAGATCCAGATCGTCATCATCAACGGGATCAGATGCAGGAAGGTCATCAGGTAGGGGATCATCGTCAGGTTCTCCGTCAATCCCCGGAAAAAGAAGGCCTAAGAGTTTTTTGAGCAGCTTGTTCACTTGGGTTCCTTACGATTGCGTGCCGGTGCCAACAGCCTGAAGTGTCATCGCAGCCGAAGCGCCGACACCCGTAATGTTGACGATGAAATCGCGCCACGTGTTCTGTGCAATCGTCATTGTGCCGTTCAGCGTCCAGCCGGATGCTGTCGTCACAGTCCACGCGAACGCACCGCCGGAACTATTGATAACACGAAGGATGACGGACGAGCCCACAACAGCCTGTTGGGGAGTCATCGTGGCTTGCATGACCGCCGCCGTGGGAAGAGTAAGCGCCGCGCCTGCGCCGAGTGTACCGGTCAAATTCAAGACGGTGAACTCTGCGCCCATAATTTGCGAACTGGTAGCGGTGAAGCCTGTCGTGTTAGTTGCTGCGTTATACACGGCAGCCTGCCACGGGTTGATCGACAGAATAGAGTTGATGAGGCCGGTCTGATCCGCGAGCGCGCCGAGCATCGGCGTAATAACGGGAGTCTGGCCTTGAACGCCAGGGAAAAGCGCGCCGATCAGGGCGCCGATACGGGTTTTCTTCATGGTAATCCCCTGATTAGGCTTTCGCCGGTTGTATAGCATTTATTGCAAAAAGTCAACGTACGCGCCGCGCGCGTATGAATCCGTCACAAGTCATGGTGCTGACGCCGAACGAGGCCTGCGCGACAAGAAACACAGTAGTAGTAGAAGCCAAAGATACTCTTATCACTGGCGCCGACTGCCGCTGGGCGGTCCCTGTTGTAAATGCTGTGTTAGTTTGCGTAAACGTGCCTAGGCCGCCTAGGGTGGCCGAAACAGTATTCACCCCCTGTGTTAGGCCGTTTACGGTTGTCGTTCCCGCAGGGTTATATTGGACTACCCCGGAGACATCCCAATCGCCCGCAGTAAGACTTACACTCGTGATATTCGCGGGCGTAGCGCTCGTAAGAGAAGTCCCCGTCGTTGTGTTGGAGACGTGCTCGCCTACGCTGCCTGCGTTCGCGTTGTTGTTCGTGGTCGTACCGACGATACCGTTCAGTTGATCGGGCGTGAACGTGCCTGTGGAACTGAGTGTCGTGAACGCGCCGGTACTCGCTGCCGTGTTTCCGATAGGGCCGGGAGACGCGAAGCGCGCCGTAAACCCCGCGCCGGTTACCGCACCACTCGCTGCCAGTGTCGTGAATGTGCCGGCATTGGCCGCCGTGCCTCCTATGGCGGGAGGCGAAGCAAACAGGCTGGTGAATCCCGCGCCGCTAACCGTCGAACTGGCAGACAACGTAGTGAAGGCGCCGGTTGACGGTGTGGTGTTGCCGACAGCCGTGCTGTTCAGGCCGCTTGACGCGGACAGCGTAGTAAAGGCGCCGGTTGACGGCGTGGCATTCCCGACTGCTGTGCTGTTGATACCGCCCGTCGCACTGAACGTGCCTGTATGCGCCCACGCGCCCGTACCGCTGTTGGACGTGATGCCGCTGATACCGATCGCCTGCCCACCTGTGATCGTGATCGCGTTCACGAAACCCGTGAATGCGTCGTTGGCGAATCCCATCGACAGGACCGTCAACCCCCATTGAATGAATGCATTCTTGTTGTTTGCGCTGCGAATGGAGTCGATAAACTGAACAGTCGGATTCGGGCTGTTGTAGACCTGCGTGCCCGTGGCGGTTACTGCCGGTACCGCGCCACCGGACGCAAACACGCTGCCGGCTGTCGCCGTCGTAAAGGTGCCTGTGTTCGGCGTGGTCGCGCCAATCGGCGTGTTGTTGATCGAGCCTGTAGTGATCGCGACGCCCGACATCGTGCCGGAAGTCGCATGCACGGCTGATACAGTCGGATTCGGGTACGTTCCCGACAGATCGCCGCCCGCTGGCCCGGTCGGGTCGCTGGCGACGCTGTTCAGTGCAACGGTTGTCTGCTGCGCGAGCGAGTTGATAGCAGCCTGCACTTCTTCAGGCGGCACATCGGTGCCCGCGCTGCGCACGACGTACGGAATGATCCGGAATGTGTCAGACATGAAGAGCCCTTAGCCGTTTGCTTATCGATGGGCGCCCGCCGGGGCAGTGCATCAGCAGGTAAGTCACCAGACCGGGCCCGTAGCCGCATGCTTTGGCGTACTGATCTGCCTCCAGTTCCTGCGCTTCGCACATCGCGAAAAACTTCTCAGTCTGAAAGAATGCTCGCAGCGTCAGGAACCACAGAAGCCTGGTGCGCACGTGCTTATGGTGCAAGTGGCCGCGCTCGTGCGCCAGAATCGCGTTCTGCTCGAAGCGCGACAGAACGGCGAACTGGTCGCCCGTCTGTATTGTGCCCCACGGCGTCACGCGTGCGCAGAAGTCTTTCATCGCGGCCCCATCTGCGGGTCCTGCACCTGATCCGGATGGACTGCACCGGGAGGCGACTGCGGACGCGGCTGACCGGGCTGCGCGCCGGGGCGCGGTGTGCCTGCCACGCCGGGGCCCGCGCCGCCGGGTACGCCCGGTTGGCCCTGTGGTGCACCCAGCTGCTTCTGCATCTTCTGGTTCATGGCCTGCTGGTGCGCCTGAATGTGCGCGCGGAACAGGCCGTGAGGATCGCCTGTCAGCGTCGCGCCTTGCATGT